GAGAAGGAGTACAAGTTCCGGCTGAACGGGGCCGGCTATGCCGACGCCCTGGAGGGTCTGCGCGAGCAGTTCCCCTACTACATCAAGGTCAACTCGGTGCCGACCAAGGACCCGGAGCGGCATGAGACCGAGCGGGACCAGGGCTACGTGGAGCCTGGCCGGTTGCGGCCCACCGAGGCCACCGTCGGCCTGTTCGGGTCCCAGCGGGTGAACAGGTACTCCGGGAAGGGCAGCAAGATCTCCGCGGCCGAGGCGAACTACGCCAAGCCGTTCATCGCCGAGCGGCGGGCCGCGACTGCAGCTCCGGAGACCACCGAGACGACCGAGACGCCGGCGGCCACTCCGGCTGCCCCAGCCGACACTCCGGCTGCCGCAGGGGCCACCCCGGCGGCCACTTCGGCTCCGACCACGGTCGGCGAGGCCCTGGAGCAGGCCACCTACGAGGACAAGGCGACCGAGCTGCAGCAGCAGATCCAGCTCCACCTCAACCTGAAGAACGACCCGGATGCGGTGAAGTGGCACGGTCTGGGCCCGGCAGAGTTCCGAGGGTTCCTGCAGAACAAGGACAACCTGGCCGACTTCGATCTCTACGTGACCCAGCGCGCGGCCGAGATGCTCGCCTTGAGGCCCCAGCTCCGCGAGCCGCTGAACGGCTACACCCAGGCCTCCGGCCGGCTGGGCCAGAAGCCGTACGAGCGGATCCTGGGCGAGCAGTGGCTCCCGAAGCCGTACGCCTTCCCGGATGGCGGCAAGGCCTACCAGGCCGGGGCGGATGACGCGACCCGGCACACCGAGATGGAGCGGATCGGGGCGGGCCGACCGGGCATCGTCAACGTGAAGCCGCTCGCCCAGATGACCGACAGGGAGCTCGAGCAGGAGGTGATCGCGGTCGGTCAGGTCCGGCGGGCACTCTCCGGTCTGACCAACCCCACCATGGAGCAGAAGACCGAGGCCATGAAGGCTGCCCTGAAGGGCGTGAACACGACCTCGCCGAGCATGGGCGTGCTCGCCACCGCCGACACGATGGACGCCTACCTGGAGACGGTGCACCGGACCCGGGCGGTCAACATCGGGGTGCCGGACGCCGAGCGGGGCTGGCAGGTGGAGCACACCGAGAACCCGCTCCCACCGGAGCAGGCCGCTGCCGAGCAGGAGGATGTCGGGGACCGGCGCGAGCGGCTGGTCTACCTGGCCGAGAAGACGGCGGCGCTGCACCCGGCGGACTCCGAGGAGTACAAGAAGCTGACCCAGCTCAAACTGGACCTGGAGATGCAGGCGGACCGGATCCGGACTCCCAAGGCGCTGGAGGGGGTGCAGGCCACCAACAAGGACGCCCTCGACATGATCATGCAGGCGCTGCACGAGGGCAAGGTCAACCAGTACGAGCCGGCCCCTCGGAAGCCGCCCTCGCTGCCGCCGGGTAGCTCCTCGTCATGACCACGGTGCCGGTCCACCCGACCCCGGCGGTCGAGCTCCGGTTCCATCCCACCGACCTGGATGCGGAGACGCTGCGGACCGCGCTCAAGCCGCTGGGCTCGCCGTCCGAGGCGATCGAGGCCGCGCTGATGACCGCCCGGCTGATGGTGATCACCCAGGCCAAGGCCGAGGTGGCCGCGATGACTGGGGAGATGAGTGCGGCCAAGCTGATCGGGTTCGCGGACCTGGCCTGGCAGATCTACGCGCCCAAGTTCGTCCGGTCCCTGGGGCCGGTGTTCGCCGAGCAGTACCTGCACGCGATGAAGGCGGCCGGGGCCGGGGACATCCCGATGGCCACCGTGTACGCGCTGGCCGAGCAGCACGCCAGCCGGGTCGGCACCTACTACCACGAGTCCTCCCGGGACGCGCTGGCCCAGGGGTTCAACACCTTCGTGAACCGGCGGATCACCGAGCGGGTGGCTGCCGACCGGGTGCTGGACGGCTACGGGCTGACCGGCCGGGGGATGTCCGGGTACACCTCCAGGAGCCTGGACAAGGCCGCCACGGTCACCCCGCTGCGGCTCAAGGAGCGGGTGCTGGACTACATCGGCACCTCGGTGCGCCGGCGCTCGAAGGTGTTCGCCACCCAGGAGCAGCACAACATCAGCCAGCAGGCCCAGCAGATCGCCTGGATGTGGCTGCAGGACCACGGCAAGATCTCGCCGAACAGCCAGAAGATCTGGATCACCGCCCGGGACGAGAGGGTCTGCCCGCAGTGCGGCCCGATGCATGGGGTCAAGGTGCTGCTCGGCGAGCGGTTCAAGCTGCCCAACGGCACCGAGGTCTGGGTGCCCGGGATGCATCCGAACTGCCGGTGTCAGGTCCGGCTGCTCAGCCACCCGTGGATGGCCGAGGTGGGCAAGGCGCACTCCTCGTTCGGGGTGATCGCCAAGGCGGACGAGTGGAACCCCACCCTGCACCCGCGCGGCGGCGACCCGGTGAACCCGGGCCGGTTCAGCGCCAGGGCCCGCACTGCGCGCCAGCCGGAGGTGGCCGAGAAGGAGCCGGTGGACACCACGAAGATCCAGGAGATGCTGGACGCGGCCGAGCACCAGCGGGCCCTGGAGGCGGTGCTGGATCCGCCGATCGAGCCGAAGGCCACCCTGGAGCCCAGAGAGACGAGGGCCACTCTGGAACCCAGAGAGCCGAGGGCCACTCTGGCCTCATCGGTGAAGGCCACCCTGGCCAGCCGGGTCACTCCGGAGAGGCCCACCCTGGCCGCCCCGGAGAAGCCAGAGCTGGGCCAGCGGAGCCAGGCCGTCCTGCCTACCCGGGAGAAGGCGCAACTGCGGGTTCCGGAGCAGGCCTGGCTGGGGCAGGCCGAGCAGGCGTTCCTGCGCTATGACCAGCGGACCAAGCGCGTCCCACGGGTCCCGGAGCCGAACAAGCGTCGCAGGCGGAAGACCGTCCCGATCCTGGATGCCCAGGGCAAGCCGATCCCGGTCTACTACGTCGCCAGCAGGTTCGAGATGGACGAGAGCGGCTACATCGAGCCGCACGACGAGATGGAGTTCACCGCCGATCGGCAGACGGCGGTCATCATGGCCCAGCAGGTGTTCGATCAGGAGATCAACGACACCGCCGAGTCGATCAACGACAACGCGGAGAACAAGATCACCCAGGTCTTCGGGGACGGCCGGAAGTTCGAGGCGACCATCGATGAGGACGAGACCTACAGCGTGGTGGGCTGGGCGGCCTACCAGGACCAGATCACGGACCCGGACTGGACCGGCGACCGGAGCATCAAGGTGCTCTGGCGGGAGGTGGACGCCGACGACATGCCGGTCGAGGACGGCGAGGAGTACGCGGACTCGGTGCGGATCTCCGATGTCGCCGAGGAGTGGCACCTGGATGCGGATCGCTTCGCGGTCAAGGTGCTGGTGCTCACCGAGGGCCACAAGTCCGAGCGCGGCAACACCTGGCAAGCCAACTTCAAGGACAGGCACGGCTACGACTCCTGGATCACCACCGGGCGATACAAGATGAACGACGTGCTTCAAGATCGAGAGGACCGCCCGGATCCGGTGCAGTTCGCGGAGCTGGAGCCCGATGACCCGGTGATCGTGGATGAGGACGAGCCGGGCGTCGGCTGGTCACCTGAGCATGGGCCTACCGAATGGCTGTAGACCGGACAAGGATCATGAAGATATGAGCGCGGGCCGCGAGAACGACCAGACCTTCCGCGAGGTAGCCGAACTGCTGTTCGGCGATGGTGCCGACTTGATCACCAAGATGAACCCCACCCAGTCCGACCTGGCCACCCACGATCGGAAGAAGCGCGCAGTGACGGCCGGGCTGAGCGCGATCGGGGCCACCGCCGGCGCGGCCGGCCTGGGCTACGCCGCGCATAAGACCGGCGGAGCCTACCGCGCCGCGCGGGCCGGGGTGCAGGGCGTGAAGGCGGCCAAGGGCGTCCGAGGGGTGAAGGCCGTCGAGCCGATGGGCCGACGGGCAGCGGCCGGGCACGCGATCAAGCAGGAGAAGCTCGGAGCGGCGCTGGTGCCGCTGGAGATGGCTGGGCTGGGCGGCGAGGTGATGGCCACCCGGATCCTGCACGGGGACACCAAGCGTGGGGTCAAGAAGGACATCGGTGAGATGTCCGAGATGGCGACCTCCAACCCGAAGCGGGCGATGACCCGGGCCGCGATCACCAACGCGCCGCGGGCGGCCGGCAAGGGCCTGGAGTACTCCAAGGTGGCGAACGGCAAGCTGAAGAAGCTCCCGGACCAGGTGGCCACCACCAAGAAGAAGGCGGAGAGGTTCGGCAAGCGCGCCGAGGAGGTGGACGTGATCTGGTCCGGCACCTTCGCCAAGGCGAACCTGGACAAGCAGCAGCTGTTCGGCTGGGCCAGCGTGGTCGAGGTGAACGGCGAGCCGGTGGTGGACCTGCAGGGTGACGTGATCAGCCCGGAGGAGATGGAGAAGGCTGGCTACTCCTACGTGATGAAGTCCCGCAAGGGCGGCGACATGCACCTGCGGGACAACTGGAGCCCGATCCAGAAGTCCGAGATGATCGAGTCGTTCATCGTCACCGACGAGAAGCGGGCCGCGATGGGGCTGCCGGACTCGGTGCCGACCGGTTGGTGGGTCGGCTTCCAGGTCCAGGACCCGGAGGTCTGGGCCAAGGTGAAGTCCGGTGAGCGAACCGGGTTCTCCATCCACGGCACCGGACGACGGAGTGCGGGCTGATGGCGACCAAGAAGAAGCAGGAGACCGGGACCGCGAACCTGGTGGCCGGTGGCGGGCTGACCGCCTATGGTGCGGCCACCGCGCCGGTGCTCCGGGCCGGGCACAAGGACATGTCCCGGATGAGCAGTGCCTCCCCGAAGAAGCAGGGGGCGCGCTACCAGGCCGAGCTGCATGGGGCGATGGCGCGCGGCAAGGTCAAGACCGACAGCCCGGTGCACGTGCTGCGGACTCCCTCGGGTCGGCACCTCAATGCTGGCGGTACCCACCGGCAGATCGCCCGGGAGGTGATGGGCAAGCCGAGCGAGTATCAGGTCAAGGACATCTCCCACGAGATCCACGTCTCACCGGCCACCAAGGTGGCCGGCAAGCTGCGGGTCGCTGGGCTGAAGCGGGGCTCCAAGCGGGCGGAGGCGGGCAAGCCGCTCAAGCCGGTCAGCGAGAACGCGCGCGGAACGAACGCGATCAAGTCCATGCGCGCCGATGCCGCTGATGCCCACATCTGGTCGCACCCTTCGGTGCTGAAGGAGCCGGCCAAGATCGGCCGCAAGGCGGGCCTGGCCGGTGCCGGGATGATCGCCGGGATGGGTGCCCTGACGATGGCGGGCGGCCTCCACCAGCGCAAGGAGTACCAGAAGACCCACCCGGTCCGTAAGAGCTCGGTCTCCGGGGGTGCGCTTTCAGCGTTCGGTGTGGACCACGGGTACGTCAGATGACCTTCTCCAAGCGGGTGATGTCCGAGACCGAGCTGCGGCACCGGCGCAAGGTGCAGGGCAACATCGGCCGGACCACCTCCACTATGGGCCTGACTGGGCTCGGGATGACCGGGGCCGCGCTGGCGGCCCGGAAGTCCCCGGGCGCGCTGAAGGCGATCCAGAAGATCCCGAAGGTCGGGGCCAAGCTCGGCAAGACCCCGGAGGAGGTCTCCGGCAAGCTGAAGGGCGCGGCGATCAACACCGGCCTGGTCTCTGGTGGCATCGGCGGCGTCGGCGGGTTCAACCAGGCCTCCATCTACTCCGACGAGGCGAAGCGGAAGAAGCCAGTGATCAAGCGCGGAGCGCCCACCGGACTGACCGAAGACATGGCCTGGGTCGGCGAGGTGGGGTTCGCCAAGGACTGGAAGCCGAGCGCCTCTACCCACGACTCCGAGCGGTCCCGGCTGAAGCGGGCCCAGGCGTATGAGGATGTCGGCGGCGTGGCCGCCGGAGGACTGGGTGCCGGGGCCGCGGTGAAGGGGGCTCAGGCGCTGAAGACGGTGGCCCCGAACTGGCAGAAGGGCCAGCGCAAGGCCAAGCACCTGCCCACCGTGAAGACCGCGCAGGCGGCCAGGAAGGCGAAGGCGGTCTCGCACGGGAAGGTCGGCGCGGGCCTGCTGATCGCCTCCGGGGCAGCCGGTGCGGCCACCCTGGGGGTGAAGAACCGGAACCAGTCCCGGTCCTGGGCCCCGTACGCGAAACGGGACTCGACCTCAGCGTTCGGGGTGGACCACGAGGTGAGCAAGGCCAAGAAGGTGCCGAACACCAAGTTCGACACGCTGGTCTCCGGGTTCCGTCGCCGGACCGGTCGCAACGCCGCCGGCAAGCTGATCCCGGTAGCGGCCAAGGTCGCCAGAGCAGCGCGATGAGGGACCTAGTGGACAGCACCGTGAGACTGAGAACTAGAGGTAGATGAGATGCCACGACGGAACAACCTGACCGACATGGAGATCGATGAGATCTCCACCGTGGACAAGACCGCGAACCAGCTCTCGAGGTTCGTCATCGCAAAGCGGGCTCCCGAGGAGGAAGACATGCCCCAGCTCTACAACCAGGAGGGTAAGCCCCTCGATGAGAACGACCTCGAGTTCGGCGACATCGTGTTCGATGAGCAGGGCCAGGCGTACGAGTACGTCGAAGAGGGTGAGGAGCACGAAGAGCGTGAGGAGGAGGGCGAGCTAGTCGAGGCCGGCAAGTCGGCGTTCTTCCAGCCTCCGCAGAACTCCGGCAGCTTCTCCAAGCAGGTGATGGAGGAGCTCTCCAAGGCGTTCAGCGACGAGGACCGGGACCAGGTGTTCGCCAAGGCGCTCGGTCGGGTCGAGGAGCTCGAGAAGGCCCAGCAGGCCGCCGAGCGTATCGCCAAGTCCGAGCGGGACCTGCGGCTGACCCGGGAGTACGTGGCGAAGTCCGCCGAGTACAACCTGCCGGTGGACCCGAACGAGCTCGGCCCGGTGCTCTACCGGATGGCCGAGACGATGAGCTACGACGACTGCGCGGTGATCGCGAAGTGCCTGGAGTCGGCCGGCAACATCCTCTTCGAGGAGGTCGGCTACCAGGGTGGCGGCGACAACAACGACATCTACTCCCAGGTCGAGGCGCACGCCCACGACACGTTCGGCAAGGCCGAGGACTTCAACGAGGTCTCGGCGATCAACAAGGTGTTCGACATGAACCCGGACGCATACGACGAGTACCTGGCCGCGCAGCGGCTCAACGGTCGATAGGAGGGAGTGACAGATGGCCTACGAAGAGAGCCTCCGGTCGATCACGCTGAACGCGGATTCGTCCCTGGGCATCTACACCGGGGTGCCTGGTCAGCCGGGTTCCCCGGACCCGCACGGAGGCAGGCAGTACCACTTCGTGAAGGTGACCGGTGTGCACCAGGTCGGTCTCGGTGACGGCACCGGACCCTGCATCGGGGTGATGCAGAACAAGCCCCAGGGCACCGGCCAGGCTGCCACGGTAGCCATCGCCGGGGTCTCAAAGGTGGTCTCGGATGCGCCGATCACCGCCGGAGCCAAGATCCAGGTGAGCGCGGACGGCCAGGCCACCAGTGCCGGGGCCACCGCGATCGTCGGCATTGCCCTGTCCACCACCGCCAACGCCGGAGAACTCGTCAACGTTCTCCTGACGATCTGAGAGGAGAGAAGCCATGCCGAACCCCACTCAGAGCGATCTCCACGTCAACGTTCCGCTGACCAATGTCTCGGTCGCCTACATGCAGGACAAGGCGACGTTCATCGCCGACAAGGTGTTCGCTCGAGTCCCGGTGAACAAGCAGTCCGACATCTACTGGAAGTACTCGAAGTCCGACTGGCGTCGGACCGACGCGCAGAAGCGTGCGCCGGGCACCGAGTCGGCCGGGGTCGGCTGGAAGCTCGACACCGGTCAGTACTTCGCCGAGGTCTGGGCTGTCCACAAGGACATCGATGACCAGGTGCGGGCGAACGCGGACAGCAACTGGCGACTGGACAGCGACGCCACCGCGTTCGTGACCAACCAGCTGCTGCTGCGCCGGGACCTGGACTGGAACGACAAGTTCTTCAAGACCGGCCAGTGGGGCACCGACCTCGCCGGCGTCACCGGGACCGTAGGCGCGGGCCAGTTCCTGCAGTGGAGCGACCCGAACTCCGACCCGATCGTGCAGTTCACCGACCTGCAGACCAACTTCGTGGAGCAGTCCGGCCGCAAGGCCAACACCCTGGTCCTCGGAGCCCGGACGATCAACCAGCTCAAGAACCACCCGGACATCATCGACCGCATCAAGTACACCCAGAAGGGTGTGGTCACCACCGACCTGCTCGCGTCCCTGTTCGACGTGGAGCGGATCCTGGTCTCCTTCGCGACGGTGA